AGCAGTAAAAAGTTTTCAAAATAAATATCCTAAACTTAAAAAAGTGGATGTATTTTGGATTAAAGATGGAGTTGAAATATATAAAGAACAAAAGCTTCCAATGGGTAGGAAGAAAAAACTGGAGGGTTAATGAAAGCAGATGATATAAAAAAAGCAGTTGAATATAAACAAGGACATTTTAATATGGTGCAGTACTTGTTAAAAGAAAAACCAGAATGGACTATAAGTGTTTATGATATAGAAGAAGATAGATTTCCAGTTGAAAAATCTAAAGACTATGAAGAGATTAGGAAAGCTATTAAAGATTATCAAACTAATATATTCTGTTATAGTAAAGAAGATAAACGAATTGGTTGGGCATGGTTTATTCCTTACAATGAAAGTGATGAAGATATTGTAAGTGATTATTCAAATACATTAACAATGAATAAGTGGGCAAAACAATTTGAAGAGTTGCATAAACAGTTGGAGGATAAATGATTGAAATATTTATAGACGCACCAATGGAATTACAAGTACTATTACTTGGAGGATTGATAATGATAGTATGGAGTATGTTTAAAGATAACAATAGGAGGAATGATGACTGATATAGAAGTACCAAGAACTAAAGTTGAAGTGACACAAGAAGATATAGATAAAGGAATACCAGAAGATTGTAATCATTGTGCAGTTGCCTTAGCATTAAAAAGAAAATATAAAACTGATGATGTATTCGTATCTATACCAGATGACTATGTTTTAATAACTGTTAGAGGTGAAGAGTTAAACATAAGAAGCAATCATGAAAACGATATACTAGATTTCATAGATGTATTCGATAAGCAATATAACTATACTACAACAGAGGAATATAATAATAGACACAAACCTAAACCATTTGAATTTGAGGTGAATGTAATATGAAAGATATAAAACTAAAACTAAAACTTAACAAAGTTTATGAAAGACAGTTGTTAATGAGAAGAAAACTTTGGGATATGGAAGAAACTATAAATGCTATTGAGAAATTACATAAAGATAATTATGATACAATAGAATTATTAATTGATACAGTTAATAATAATACGAAAAAACCAGAAACATATGAGATAAATGGAGTAATGCCGACAAGGAACAAAGTAGAAACAAAAGGAGGACAATGAGTGAACAAAACAAAATACATATGGTATTAAGAAAAGATAAAAACTATGGAAGAGTTTTATATTACACTACAAAAAAAGAGGATGTATGGTTGCCAGTAATACATAAACAACAATCATTAACTCAACATGATGTAGATTATTTAAAACAAACTGGAAGATTTACATTTGAATTAATGAGAGAGGAGATATAATGTTAGACTGTCAATTAAAAAGAGCAATAGATAATGAGTTTGATTATATAGACTATGATAGTATGATTAAAAGAGAAAAAGAAATTATGGATTATCTACAAAAATTAATAGATGAGAGAAGTACATACGAGGAAATATTATAATGTATTTTATAATCTTTAAAAAGAAAACAGAAAAAAAATATAGATTGTATACGAACACTATATTTTCTGAAGAGAAAGAAGCTGAAGAGTTTGGTAGAAAAAGTATGAAGAGAAATGAAAAATATAAAGTTGTTGAATATACTATAGAGAATTTAGATGACTACTGGTATACTAAATAGATAATTAGATATGTGTAATGTTGATAGTATTAATAACCCTAATGATTTTATTTATATACTTATACCAAAAATTTTCATATGGATAATAGAACATCCAATAAGTGTGGCAACATAACACAGGGTATTGTTAATTTATTTTCTGTTGAACACATTGCGAACACAATGTTAACAAGAAATAAACACATTAATTTAGTAGAACATAATATAAACAAAGGAGTAAAAATGCATAAATATAATAAAGCTAAAACCAATTATAAAGATGTACCAATGGAAGATAAAATATTTATTTATCTAGATAAACAAGATAGTAATGAAGCTGACAAGTTGGGTATGTTCTTGGCTCATTTAAGTATGCCTGTCATGTGTTGTGGTTGGGTAAGTGAAGAACACTTTAATAATTTATTAGAGAAATATAAAGTAGATATTACACCTTATGTTAAAGATGATGAACGAATTACTACCTCTATTAAATCTGAGATAGCAGATGAAATGTTTAATCTTATAAGTAATGGTAAGTATAAGAAAAGAAATTTAATTAAAGTGTTGCGAGATAAGTTTCCAAATGTTAATGCAGGAGTAATACATAGATTAATTAAAAAGAATATGGACTTGAGAATATTAGAGATAGATAGAACATATAAAACAAAACCTTATGTGATTAAAGGTAAGTACTATATAGGAGGATAAATGACTGAACGAGAAAAAGAATTAGACAAGCAATTAAAAGAAATGAGTGTTAAGTTTATAAGATTAAAATCTATAACTCATGGTTTAATGCTTGACTTAAAACAAGCTGAACAGACTAGACTTAAATTAGCAAAACTAATAAGAGGTAAGAATGAAAAAGAAAAAGACTAAAGAAAAATATTGGTTGTGTGAATTTTTTGAAAGATGTGGTGATAATGAATACTATCATAGGTACATTTACTCTGATAAAAATTTAAAAGATATGGGATATGAAGATGAGAAAGATGACTATAAAATTTTATCTCAATTCTTTTTACACAAAATAACACCAGAAGATTTTGAAGATTGGAAAGGAACTTACTGGATAGGTGGACAGAAGCTAGTAAGTTTTTATAATTGGGATGAGGTCAGCCCAAGAGAATTTAAAACTCTTCAGAAAGCTGGTGTCTATGTTAATGGAGATAAGTTAATGTTTGATTGGGATAAAGGAGAAGCTATATGAAAACAATAACACAAATTAAAAAACATTTTAGTAATGAGGAAATAAAAATTCTTGCTGAGATAGTTAAAGGTAAGCAAGAGTTTGAAGTGATGGGTGAGCAGTTAAAAGATTTTTATTCTGATGAGTATAGTGAAGATGACTTATCAAATAAAGATGATGACTTTGATTGGTTGAGAGAAGACTTGCTTGAAAAGTTAGAGTTTGATTTAGAAATGGGAGGAGTAATATGATAAGTAAATTTAAAGTATGGAGTTTATACTATAGGTCAGAGATTGTTTGGTTTGTAGTAGGATTTATAATAGGAGTGATAGTAGGATGAGTGGATATTATGTAGGTAAAATACATAACGATTTAAATAATGTTGATATGTATTTGGATGAACACTTTGGTAGAGTTAGTTATGATAGTGACGCAGATGTTATAGCTTGTATAAAAGATATGAAGTATATAACTAAACGATTAAAGAAGTTAGATAGAATAGAAAAAATAATGAGGGCAGATAGATGAAAACATATAGAGTTAAAGGTTATGAAACTATAATGTATTATGTTGACATAAGAGCAAATAACAAAAATGATGCCTATGTTAAAGCAATGGATGTTAATGTATTAGATTGGGAGCAACAAAGTACAGTAGGACTATGGGATAATGGTGGATTTAATATAAAGAAAAAAGATATAGAAGAAATAAAAACTAATATAGTTAAATTAAAAATAAAAAAACCATGGAGTGAAGAGTATAAAGAATGGAAGGAACAAAACGATGACTGAACAAATGATGAAAGAGATACTTGAAGACTGGATGAGTTGGAAGTATGATATATGGGAAGCAAATACATCTACTTGGACTGTTAGAGATGATAGTAAAGTACATATGATAGGTGTAATACTACAAGAAAAACTAAAAGAAATAGAGGGTAAGTAATTATGGATGAAGTTAGATTAGAAATGATTGATAGAAATAAAGATAGAGCATTACAACAAAAAAGAATGGCAACAATAATTCAAATATCTGGACTACTTGGAGTTGATGAATTACATTATATTAAAAATGAACTTGGAGATATGATTGCTGATATAGAAAGAAAAAAGGATGAGAAAAAAAGTTAGAATAAAAGATGCTATCTTTGGTAAAAAAGTTTTTAATTCTAAAGTTGAATTAGAATACTATAAAAAATATAAACAAATAAATTTAGAGAAGGAGTTAGTGATGAAGACACACGAAGCAGTTGGTATAGCTGAAGGATATATACCAGCAGAAACAGTTGAAGAAGAATTACAAGCATGGCAACACTTAATTGATACTGGTATCTGTTGGCAATTACAGGGATGGTTTGGAAGACAAGCACAATTTTTAATAGAGAATAAATTATGTAAACCAAAGGTGGTAAATTAATGCTTGACTTTAATTTCAAATCTGTTATAATAGTATAATGTTTTTTAAAAAATTAATAGTAAAGTTGCGTATGTGGTATGCAGATATAAGAGGTCATCATGGTAAACGATGGAACTATGAGCCATCTGAATGGTACATGGGTCAACATAAAAAAAGGAAAAATAAAAATGAAAAATAAACCAATAAAAAAATATGTAGTAATGAGTAAGTTTAAAAATCAAGATAGATTTATGTTAGAAAAACAATTTGTAAATAGACATAGTGCTGACCATTATGCAGAGTTAATGACTGAAGCTAAAGACTATGATGAATTAGAATATTTTTTATTTGAACAGTCGAATGATTATCAAAACAAGGAGAAGGAATACGATTATAGTGATAGTATTCCATTTTAATTATGGCAGGAAATAATTATAGAAGGTTAGATAAAGATATGTTAACACCAAGACAATTAAAACTTTTTAAATTTTTAATTGAATATAAAAAAGAAAATGAAATCATGCCCAAGTTTGATGAGATGAAAGAATATATGAATGTTCAATCGAAGAATACTATATCTCATATGCTTGGGTATATAGAGTGGAAGGGATATATTAAAAGACATCCAGCAAGAGCAAGAGCAATAGAAATATTAAAGGAAAAAGCATGATGAAAAAGAAAAAGAAAAAAGAAAGGCATGAAGATTGTGGACATGAAGTTGATAGTATCAATAATGTTTATATGTTTCATAACTTAAAATTTAATTTGCATTTATTTATTAATGCAATGGATTTAGAAGATGCAATGAATCAATTTGATATGTGTCAATTTGAACATAGAAAATATTGGAAAGTGTTTTTAGAAACAGGACACCAACCATCATAATTAACAGTACAACTTACACTAGAAAGGGAACACCAAATGCTCTGTAAATCATTGATATTATTACATAATATTTATTTTTCACAGAGGTTGTTAAGACAATAGTTATAATGTATAATAGATATACTGTCTTTAATAAAAGACAAGAACCTTTTATCCAACATAACTTAATTATAGGACAATCATATGAGTAATAAATTTTTTCTAAAAAAAACTTGGGTCAATGTTGATGTATGCGTTGAAGATTATTTTAATTCAGGTACAACATTACAAGATTTAGAAAAAATAAAATGGAGTCCATATTCAAATATAATTAATAGAGATGTTAAAGAAACTAGAAGTACAGTAGAAGAGATTGATGAAGAAACATTTAAAAATAAAATCCAGAAATCCAGTAGCGAGAACTCTACTAACAAAAAAGTTTCACTCGAAGATTGTCAAAAGAAATAAAAAATCTTTAATAGACAAGGTGTTTGATAAAATGAAATATGATATTGAACAGTAGTACATACGCAGGACAAGGCGAAGGTAGGGCGATAACACCAGATGTTTTATTATATCGAAGTGTAATTGTCCGAGCAATTATGGATGCATTGGATGTAGATATTCATGCATGGGGTAATAAGAGAAGAAATATAATCAAGGAAGCAAGGGCTTGGTTTTCCAAAACAGACTCACATTTCTGTGAGATATGCGATTACGCAAATTTAGAACCAACATTTATAATCAGAAAGTTTCAACAGTTAGATAAAGCTAATGCTAAAAAACTATTTAAGAATAAAAATCTTAATAAGTTTTTGACTCATTATATTTGTAGCTTTCATCAAGAGGAACAATACTAATGAGTACAGGTAAGAATACTAAGTTTGATATAGACTTAGAGTATGGACAAATAAGAGAGAAACGAGTAGCTGATTTACTTAAAGGAAGTAAAGTAGAAATTAAAACTGAACGAGCATGGTGGAGAAAGACAGGCAACATTGCTATTGAGTATGAGTATAGAGATAAACCTTCAGGCATAGATAAGACAGAATCTAAATGGTGGTTTCATATATTAGAACTTAATGGTAAAGAACATTGTATGTTAGTGTTTAGAGTATCAAGACTAAGGAAGATAGTTAAGAAATATAAGAAGACACATACTAAAAATATAGGAGATTACAGAGCAAGTAAGTGTGTTGTTATTCCTATTAAAGAATTATTTACTGAAGGATGTATAGCAATATAATGTTTAACATATTCGAAAAAATAATAGGTTATTGTTTATTAGGATATATAACTTACATATTAGTGTGTATGGTATTAGGAACATTTGATATAATATAACTATGGGATGCAAAAATTTAAATGAGTGATAAAGATTTAATAAGAGAATTTAAACAAACAATATCAGATTTAACTAAAGATAAAAAAGAATTAACTGATACCATAGAAGATAAAGATTCTAGAATTAAAAAAATTTTGATTCAGCTTGAACAAGCTAATCAAGATGTGCAATCAGCAGGTAAAAAGATTGCAGAACTTGAGAAGAAACTCAACAAAAAACAAACAATCAAAAGAGTAATAGATGAAAAGATAACAGAAGTCCTTGAAAACATTGAAGAAAATAAAGACTCTGAAAGTGTTGACAAGGAGGGGTCTGATATGCTAAAAGAAATCTATGAAAAATAATAATAACAAAAAGGACTTATGTCTTGGTTAATATATAAAACAAAGGTAGTAGGAACTTATACTTTTATTTACGCACAAAAAGTATGGGGTCTATTACCATTTTAATAACAACAATAATAATAACAAAAAGGAAAATACATATGGCAATAATTGAAGGCACAGCTTACTGGGCTTCTCTGACACGACCAAACGAAAAGTTTGAACCTATGTGGAGAATTGATTTAGCAGTTGATGAAAAGACAGCAGAAGATTTTAGAAGTCAAGGAATCTCTGTTGGTGAAACTGTTGTAGATGAACAGACAATATCTAATATAATTAGATTTAAAAGAAAAGTACAGAAAGCTAATGGTGATAAGAATCAACAACCAACATTAGTTGATGGTGGTAAAAAACCACTTGATAAAATAGTAGGTAATGGTAGTAAGGTAAAGGTAATGTACAGACCTTACGATTGGAACTTCAAAGGTAAGAAGGGAAAAGGATTAGACCTACAAGCTGTTCAAGTAGTTGACTTAGTAGAATACACTCCTAAAGAAGATTTTGAAATAGAAGATTCTTCAGCTAAGGGTGTTGACATTAAGGAAGATTTTTAGTATAACATCTGATAAAGTGAAGGCATTTAGTGTGTCATCATTTTTTACTCCTAGAAGAAGTCGGCTTGTAGTAGAGTCGGCTTCTTTTTTTTTATGAACGAAGGAAAATTTTTAATAATATTATTTATTACCATGATTACATTATCTATTTTAATAGGATGGTATCATGATAATTTAAATTTTTAATAACAATGAGGGCGACAATGGAAGATACAAATAAAAATGGATTTGTAAAGTTTCACTTACCCTGTCCACTATGTTCAAGTAGTGATGCAGTATCGGTGAATGCAGATAATTCTGCTTATTGTTTTTCATGTCAACAATATATAAGAGAATATGATATGGAATTACAACCAACAAATACAAACAACGAATATGAAGTAAAAAATTATATGAAAGATTCTAACTATGCAGAAATTATAGATAGAAATATTTCAGAACAAACCTGTAAGAAGTATGGAGTGACAGTCAAGATGGATAACATGGGTACAATAACAAACCATTACTATCCATACCACGATACGCAGGGTGCAAAGATTGCAACAAAGACTAGGTACACAAAGTTAAAAGAGTTTAGTATACAAGGTAATACAAAAAACTCTGGGCTGTTTGGTCAACATCTTTTTTCTAAAAATAAATATTGTATAATAACTGAAGGTGAGTTAGATTGTCTATCTGCTTATCAGATGATGTTGAAAGGAACATACCACACTCCAGTTGTAAGTATAAAGAATGGTATAACTTCAGCAGTTAAAGATATTAAGACAAGTTTAGAATGGTTAGAAAATAATTTTGATAATGTCATTATAAATTTTGATAATGATGAGCATGGTATTGATGGTGCTATGAAAGTTGCAGAGTTATTCTCTCCAGGAAAATGTAAGATAATGCATTTACCTGAAGGATTTAAAGATGCATCAGATTGTTTATCAAAAAATAAAATACAAATATATAATAAAACATTTTGGGATGCAAAGACATTTGCTCCAGATGGAATTATAAATGCTAATATTTTATTTGATGAAGTTATTAAACCAATAACAAAATCATTTGTTCAATATCCTTTTGAAGGACTTAATAAAATTACATATGGTTTAAGACCTGCAGAGTTAGTGACATTCACAGCAGGGTCTGGACTTGGTAAGACTCAAGTAATGAGAGAAGTAGTACATCACATTATAAAATCAACAGAAGATAATATAGGTTTATTAATGTTAGAAGAAACACCAGTCATAACTTCAAAAGGTTTGATGAGTGTTGAAGCTAATCAAAGATTACACTTACCTGATGTTCATGTAAGTAAAGAAGAAATGAAAACTTATTTTGATGCAACAGTAGGTACTGGTAGAGTATATATGTTTGACCATTTTGGGTCTAACTCTATTGATAATATTGTTTCAAGGGTTAGGTTCTTAGCTAAAGGTTTAGATTGTAAGTATGTTATTATAGACCATGTTAGTATTATAGTATCGGACCAATCTCATGGTGATGAGAGAAGAGCATTAGATGAAATTATGACTAGACTTAGAACACTTGTTCAAGAGACAGGAGTATCTATGATAGTTGTATCTCACTTAAGAAGACCAGATGGTAAAGGACATGAAGAAGGTGCAGCAACATCACTATCACAATTAAGAGGGTCAGCTAGTATAGGACAGCTTAGTGATATGGTAATTGGATTAGAAAGAGATGCACAAAATGATGACCCTGATATTAGAAATACAACAAGGATAAGAGTATTAAAGAATAGATTCTCTGGTATAACTGGTCCATGTTGTGATTTAAAATATGACATTGATACTGGTAGACTTAATGAGGTAAAGTCAGATGACTTTTAATAAAGTAGTATTTGATATAGAAACAACCATGACTGCTGATAAGATATGGTGTATTGTTTGTAAACATGGCGATACTTATTATCAGTTTAGAGAAGATAAGCTACATAGGTTTGAAGAGTTTATAAAACAAACTGATGAAGTTATAGGTCATAACATAATTGGATTTGATATACCAGTTGTTAATAAAATATTTGGTTATGATTTATTTGCTAATTGTAAAAAGACAGATACATTAATATTATCTAGATTGTTAAATCCTATGATAGAAGGTGGACACTCATTAAAAAATTGGGGTACTAAGTTAGGTCATAATAAAATACATTTTGAACAATTTGATTTCTTTACTGAAGAGATGTTAACTTATTGTAGGAATGATGTTGAATTAACTGAAAAACTTTATAAATTTTTAAGTACTAAGACAAAAGATTTTGGACAATCAATAGAGTTAGAACATAAGGTTGCAGAGATAATACAAAAACAACACGAGAGAGGATTTAAAATAAATGTTATTGATGCTTATGAATTACAATGTAAGTTTCAAGAAGACATGAATGATTTAACTTCTAAAGTTAGAGAAACTTTTCCTCCATTAAAAGTAGAGACAGAGTTTATACCTAAGTCTAATAACAAGGCAAGAGGTTATGTAAAGGGAGTACCTTTTACTAAAGTTAAATACAAAGAATTTAATTTAGGTTCAAGACAGCAGATTGCTGAACGATTAGTTATGCTTGGATGGAAACCAAAAAAGAAAACTGATAAAGGACATATCATTGTAGATGAGAAAGTATTATCTGAGATACATAATATTCCTGAAGCTAAATTAATAAACAGATACTTAATGCTACAGAAAAGAATTGCTCAAGTCAGTTCTTGGATAGAAGCAATTAAGGAAGATGGTAGAGTACATGGCAAAGTAATAACTAATGGTACAATTACAGGGAGGATGAGCCACCAGTCGCCCAACATGGCTCAGATTCCTGCTGTGTACTCTCCTTATGGTAAAGAATGTAGGGCATTATGGACAGTAAACAAAGGTTATAAATTAGTAGGTGTTGATGCTTCAGGACTTGAGTTGAGGATGTTAGCACACTACATGAATGATAAGGATTATATACATGAAGTCGTTAATGGAGATATACACACTACAAATCAAGTTGCTGCTGGTTTGGGGTCAAGAGATGAAAGCAAAACTTTTATATATGCATTCATCTATGGAGCAGGTTCAAAAAAAATCGGAAGTATCATTGGAGGTTCGGAAAGAGATGGCGAAAGAATTAAAGAGAAATTTCTCCGAGCTACACCAAGTCTTAGATTCCTTCGAGAAAAGGTGGAACGAATTGCACAAAGAAGATGGGTCAGAGGACTCGACCAAAGAAAAATAATAATAAGGTATCCACACGCAGCTTTGAATACTTTATTACAAGGAGCAGGTGCAACAGTTATGAAGTATGCGTTGACACTCCTAGAAGAATATGTTATAAGAAAACAAATCAAAGCATTTCCAGTAGTAAATGTACATGATGAATTTCAATACGAAGTCGAAGAAGGTAGAGCAGATGAGTTTGGAAAACTAGCAGTACAATCTATTATAAATGCAGGTAAACAATTAAATGTAAGGTGTCCACTAAATGGAGAATATAAAATTGGAAACAATTGGTCAGAAACACATTAGTACTTTAGCTACTGATATTAAAAAACTTATAGCAGATATATCAAATGGTAAACCTGCTAACATGACAGAAGAAAATTTAGATGTGTTTTTAAATAATGTTAAAGAAGCTATTCTATCTTGGAATACTTCTCCAGCTAAAGCACAACAGTATGAAGGACAGCTTAGAATGTCAGTCATAGGTAAACCTGCTAGACAGTTATGGTATGACAAATATAGTCCTAAAGAAAGACAAGATGAAGATGCAGGGTTAGGTTTAAAATTTTTATATGGACATATTATTGAACATTTAATTTTATATTTAGCAGAGTTAGCTGGTCATAAAGTAGAGGACCAACAAAAGAAAGTAGAAGTCGATGGTGTTAAAGGACATATAGATAGTAAGATTGATGGTGAGATATGTGATGTTAAGTCAGCTTCATCATTTAGTTTTAAAAAATTTAAGAATGGTGAGTTAGTAGGTGATGACCCTTTTGGTTATCATGCCCAGTTATCAGGATATGAAACAGCTAATGGTACTAAAGAAGGTGGCTTTCTTGTTGTTGATAAATCAAGTGGTGATATATGTTTTTATAAACCTGAAGACATGGCAAAACCAAATGTTAAATCTTTAATTAAAGAGTTAAAAACTACATTAGAAAAAGATACACCACCAGAAAAATGTTATGAATTTAAAACAGAAAAGAATGGTAATAAAACTTTAGCTACAGGATGTATGTTCTGTCCACATAAATGGGAATGTCATTCTGATACAAATAATGGTAAAGGTTTAAGAGTATTTAAATATGCTAACAAGAATGTTATGTTAGCTGAGGTAGTTAAACAACCTTTAGTAGAAGAGATAACATATGAATATGAAAACCAATTAAAAAATTATGGAAAAAGAACTCAAGCATAAACATTTATTAGTAAGAGCAGAAGTCTTAGACCCTCCTAAAGATTTAAAGATGATGAAGAAATGGACTAGGAATTTAATTAAAGATATAGATATGAAAATATTAGCTGGTCCTTATGCAAAGTATTGTGAAGTTAAAGGTAATAGAGGATTAACTTGTGTGACTATTATAGAAACATCCCATATTACTTTACACTCATGGGATGAAAACAATCCTGCATTAGTACAGCTTGATGTTTATAGTTGTAAAGAATTAGATGAAACAATTGTGTTTGATTATGTTTATAAATTTATGCCAGTTAGAATGTCATATAGATATTTTGATAGAGAAAATAATTTTAAATTAATTAAACTAAAAAAATGAAACGAATACTTTTATTTATATATCATTGGTCTAGCAAAATAAATGTTTGGTCTTGGCAAAAGTTATATAAAAATAGAAATAGTATAGGGTATAAGAAATGAACAGTAAACAAATGAAACCAATAAGAAGAAAAGCTAGACATATTTTAGTAGCTTGGTTGCATTCTTTAATGAGTAAAGAAGAAGCAAGTAAGATTAATTATAAAAATGTATTTGCTTTTATGCCCAATCAAACCCACTATTATAGTGGTGATACATTTAGATTACAACCTTGGTCATACAAATGGATAGTTAAAAAATTAAAACGCAACCCAGAGTTGACAATAGATGATTTAAATGCTATGTTAAAACCAACAGAGAAACAATTAAGAAGACAACAAATGATAGAACAAGGACCATTATAATGACACATAAAGATATGTTTAAAGGTAGTACCTATGATTCATTAAATAAACAGGTAGATGGAAATCATTATTCAAAGATGAAGATTCAACCTGCTGAATTTATTAATGAAAACAATTTATTGTTTGCAGAAGGTAATGCCATTAAATATATCTGCAGACACACAGCAAAAGGCAAAGCAAAAGATATTGAAAAAGCTATTCACTATCTTGAAATGATATTAGAAAGGGATTACTCATGACTAAAGAATCAGTAATTTTACAATTAGAAAAAAGAGCAAGAGGTTTTCGCAGAATTATTTCATCATTAAATGATTTACCTATGTATGGTATTAATAAACACATAGATAAAATACTTCATGTTAAAATTGATGCATTAAAAGAACACCTTAAAAAAAAGATAACAAGAAACAATGAGAAGTTAAATGAAATGTATACTGAAAGTATAGATAGTTTAGCTGACGATGATGGACAACAAGGAGAGATAGCACCTGTTGTTTTAGATACACCTGCTACAGATAAGAGTTTTGAAAATGACAAATAAAATTGTAGGACTTAATGGTAAAGCAGTTCAAGCACAATCTGAAAAATATAATTTAAGAATTTGTTTAGTAGGTTCAGATGATATTGATATTAAAAATGTAGAAACTTTTGGACTAGCAGAAGATGGTTTCTTTATGGTTAAATCTTTAAATAATAAAAGGTTTCCTGTATTCATGGTTAATCCAGTAAGAATTAAAACAATAGAAACTTATGTTGATGGACAACAACCATTAACTAAATTGAATTCTGAAAAAGGAGATGATGATTTCCTTGTTGACTTACTGAGAAAGAAACATGAAGACCAATCGAAAACTTAAACAAAAGAAAAGAGTAAGAAGAAAAGAAGCTCACCTCATGAGTTTCAAATTACTTATTAATAATCAAGGACAATTTATAACTGAATTGTCTAAGTATCCTATGGATAAAATAACAACTCATTTTAAAAAAGAAAATGCTGGTGTGATTAAAGCATTACTAAGAGAATGTGATTCTAATTTTACAGATTTATCAGAGGAGTTAGAAAAAATTGCTTCAGATGTTTTTTATAATTAAGTCTCTTCACCTTTTTCAGCAGCACAAATAAATTTAATATACATCTTATAATTATTAACATCATCTGGTCCAATCGCTGCGTTCTTGTTATAAGATTCTAAATAACCAGCACTCATACAATCATAAAATGTATCATAAGTATTTATTTTAATAGGTTCAAGACAATTACTTGCCACACCTGAACAAAGAATCATAAATAAAGCTATCTTCATGGTTTTAATATTAATTTAACAATTGATTTTTCACCCATATATATTTCTGTTTCTGCCATAGATTTTATACATTGATATTCAGTAGAAGGTGATGCTGTTCTTGTTGCAATTCTTTTACCCTTTAAACATTGAGACATTGAATTTTGTATTCTATGTTCTTTAATCTCTCCATTTATAATCATCAATAAAGCTACTACCATTTCTGTCATTAGTGTGTTCCTCCTTTTCCATTTGCTCTTACTTTATCTTTTAAAGTTTCAATATCTTCTAATGCTTTTTCCATTTGCTTTTGTAAAAATTGTATATTAACTTTATTATGCATCATATCTTCAATTCTTTTTTCAATCTTTTCTACTGTCTTATATAAATCTTCAAGTAACATAAACTGTTCTTGGTCTACTGGTAATTGATGACTTTTTTTAAGTAAGTCAGCTTCAAATAATTCTCTTGATGTTTCTAATGATGTTAGTCTAGCAGTCACTTCTGTATATGCAAACACACCCATAGCCACAGCTACAACAATACCTATCATATTTTTGATAGGCATACTTACATTTGTTTTTTCACTTACTTTCATTATATTCCTTGTAATCTAGGGTCTTTACTAAATAGATTCTTTGTTGCTTTAGGTCTAGCTAAAGAATCTTTACTTCTTTTTCTTAGCTGTGCTATAGCAGAATCCTTTTGACTCTTTTCCCTTTTTATTTTTTTTAAGTCTCTTAATAAGTTCATTTCTTTTTCCTTTTACATTTACATCGAGGTGCAAATAATTTATCTATCCAACCAGAAAGTGTATCTAGTTTTCCAAAGAACGAATATAAAAATTTATCAAGCATCTACTTTAATACCCTGGAGGTCCTCCAAAAAGAGCAAGTAGTACCATTAAAATAATTAATGTTCCTGTAAAATAGTAATTCATAAATGCACCTCATATAAATTATAATATTACTCCTAATAATAATCCTAATATTGCTAATGTTATCATATTATTTCTTTACTAATGAACCACCAAAGTATAGTCCTATAATAGCTGATACTAAGTTAGTATCTAATGGTGTTATTACTAAACTATTAGATGATAATGTTATCCACTTCATTACTTCTTTTTCAGGTAAGAAGAAGAAAGCAGGTTTAAATTCTAAATAACCTACAATCACACTTGTATCTGGTGATAGTACAGGCATTAGTTTTGGTAATAGTACTATAGCAAACACAGCAACTAATGCTATGATTCTTCTAGTCCATTGAAAACCTTTGTTGTCATATTCTCTTGCGTCTTTAAAACCTTTTTGTTGTACTTCAGCTCTTTGTATGAGCATCTTTTGTTCTGCTTGTTTTGCTTTAATGCTTTGAGACCAGATACTCATTACTCCACCAAGTACTGTAGACCCTAGCATTGTTATCATTTCAAATGGCATTATACTAATTCCTCCTTTAATTTTTTGATTAATATTCCAGTTGTTTTTATATCATATTTACTAGGTATTTTTTCTACTTTAAAACCTTTACCTAAAATAGCTCTAATATAATCTTCTAATTCTTTTTGTTCAAAACCTTTTTGAAAAGTTGTAGAGTTTCCTTTACCAAATAACCAACCATCTAAATATTTTTTAGCATTCTTAGATTTTTTAGCTTGACCAATTACATCTTTAGCACTTCTTGTAGTTATAACTGCAACACCATCATCAGCTAATAGTTTACCAATTTGTTCTACTACTTTATTTCTTTCAGGAAAACTTTCTATTACATTTAATACATTAAGATTTACAATTCCATCTTTAGATTTCATACCATCATTTAAAATAACTTCATCTGCTGTTCTATAATTTGGTACTTTACCTTTTGCTTTTATAATTTCTTCTGTTGGTACAAAAGGTTCATGACTTGTTACTATTTTATTTTTAAATTCATTTGAACCAACACCTTTCCCTGAACCAAAGTCATGGATTTTTTCTTTTTTTAAATCAGTAAATATTTTATTTGCTTTTGCGTATGTACCTTTAGTACTTGTGATTGCTGTCTTTCCTCTATTAACTAAAGCTTTAGCTACAAGTTTAGAAACAACACCACCTATATTAAATTTTTTCTTAAAAAAGAAATTATAAAATTGATTATTTCTATCATCAAGTTTTATAAATTTATTGTTTTTATCTGTATATCCTCTTTCATATTCTTTTTCCATTTTAGTTTCATCATTATTAAATAATCCATCTCTAAAATTTTTAAATTTTGCAACACCACCACTACCCATATTAAATTGAAAATCTATAAGCATTTGTTTTTTTCTTTTATCTAATTTTAAATAAGCATCACCATAAACTCTAATTAATTCTTTATTAGCTTTTTCTAAATCTCTAATTAAAATATCATTTTGTTGTTCTTTAGTTAAATTATTTATATCATATCCATAAACTATTCCTGTTTCTTTTTCTTTGTCAGTAAGTTTATGTCCAAAAGCTACAGTATCATTACCACCTTCTGCAGATTTATGTATTACTTTTTTAGTAAGTCCTAATCTTAATGGGTCATTTTCTACTTTTTTTATATAATTTATAAAATTACTATCAGCATATGCTGGTTTTTTTTCAGGAATAATATTTTTTTTCTTTATAATTATATCTTTAGAAAGTTCATTAGATTTATTTTCTTCTACTTTTATTGGTGTTTTCTTTTCAATTACTTTTTCTTCTTTAAAATTTAAATCATAATTTAAATTATCACCAACAATATATTTATCATTGTTTGTAAGTTTATTACTATTATCTTTTGTAATAACTTTAATACCTTGTAAATTAGATAAAGATAAACTATCTACATTAGATGCTTCATCTCCTTGATTATATTTTTTTCTTTTAATAACAATACCACCATAAGAAAATTTTCTAGGCATAATTTTATTATCACTACTATCTACATTAGATGAGCCACCATATTTTTTAGTTACTTCTACACCATCCCATAAACCAAATAACCATTTTCTATAAGTAG